CTTGCCGTTGCCGGTGCTAACGCTGCCGGTAAGGACAAGATCAGTCTCGAGGCACGACATCAGTGGGTGCTGGATAACGAAGATCTGATCCTGTCTGTTGCTGCCAACCCCAGGGATGACCTGAGGTGGACATCGATGGACGAGCCCTTCACCTTCCTGCGGTTCTGCCTCGAGTGGGCGGAGTACAAGAAGGTTGGTTACGGCTTCATGTCTCACATGTCTGTCCAACTGGACGCTACCTGTTCAGGCCTCCAGCATTACTCCGGTATGCTGAGGGACGATATAGGTGGACGCTCAGTTAACCTCGTGCCCGGCCTGCCTCGTCAGGACATCTACGGTGATGTCGCTGCACGGGCTACCGAGCGTCTCCGCCGGATCGTAGAGGAGGAGACAGAGGACAGCTACCAGGCCCAGCGGTGGTTGGACTTCGGCCTCGACCGGAAGATAACCAAACGTCAGGTCATGGTTGTGCCATACGCTGCAACCCAGCGTTCGTGCTTCGAGTACACCCAGCAGGCCGCTGAAGAGAAAGTGGCGTCTGGTGTAGTCGCCCCTTGGGATACCGATGGGGAGCGGGCCGACGTTGAAAAAAATAAACGTATGGCTGTGAAGCTCCTGTCTAACGTCATCTGGGCCTCGATCGAGGACGTGGTGCTGAAGGGCAGGGAGGCGATGGAATGGCTACGGACTGCCGGTTCTAAGTACGCCCAGTACCGGAACAAGCAGGACCCGGCATCCACCGCTGACGTGAAGGCCCTTCGGTGGACGACACCGGATGGTTTCACCGTCATTCACAAGGAAGTATCGTCGGAAGAACAAGAGATCAGGACCGTCTTAGATGGTCGCACACGTCTCACGTTCCGCCACGACACAGAGAAGCTCGACGCACGTTCTATGGGTACCGCCATCGCGCCGAACTTCGTACACAGTCTTGACGCCACCCAGCTCAGGATGTCTGTCCTGAAGGGGCTGGCCAATGGGATCACGGACTTCGCGATGATCCATGATAGTTTCGGTACACATGCTGGCAAGATGACCATCTTCCTCGAGAAGTGCATCAAGCCCGCCTTCATCGAACTGTATCAAGACTACGACCCCTTGGCTGACCTCCGGGCCAGCTTCCCAGAAGATCTCGAACTGCCGCCTCTCCCTAGCAAGGGAACGCTGGACCTGAATGCGGTCCAACAGAGCGAGTTCTTCTTTTCGTAAATCCTTCCCTAACTGGAGTGTCTACCATGTATACCATCTCTGACCTCGAGCAGGCTTTCGACCCGGCCCCCGACCTCTCCACCCAGCAGGTCATCGACGCTGTCCGTGACAGCATTGAGGCAGGCCTGGTGATCGAGGACCCAGACACCTTCGAGCAGAAGGTCAAGACCCTCGAGCAGCCCCAGTTAGAGGAGTACCTCCAAGAGCTGTGGGATGAGATTTCATCTATCCTTCCCCAACACCATTCCCTACACGAGAGAGATCAACACAATGGCAAAACGTGAATTCGTAAAGTTCCGCACCGCTGCTGGAACCGCAAAGTACCCTAAACTCGACCGGGCATACTCGTGGTCGAACGCCGAGAACCGCTCAGTACCTGACCCTGAAGGCCAGTACGAGCTTACCGTCTCGTTCACCCCTGAAGACGCTAAGCCTATTGAGGCTGCCGTCAAGGAGGCCATCAAGGCTGCCGGTATCGAGCCGAAGGCCCTGCCGTTCAAAAAGAACGCAGAGACTGGCCTGATCGAGGTGAAGTTCAAAGCGTACGGAACCAAGCGTGATGGCACACCCAATCGCGTACCGCAGGTAGACAGCGCAGTTAACCCGCTGCCCAGCGACTTCAAACTAACCTCTGGCTCCGTCGTGAAGGTGTCGGGCTGGATCAGTGTCGCCAAGCTCGGATGTCGTCTGAATATGACTGGCGTCCAGGTCATCAAGTACATCCCGTACGAGGCCAAGACGGACTTCGAGCCGACTGATGACGGCTTCGTGATGGACACGCCTACGGCTGCGGAAGAGGTGGTGGATGTTGATGAACCGCTCGACTTCTAATCACTACAGCGTTCGCAACGAGGCCGGGTTTCGATCCGGCCTTGAGCAAAAAATAGCAGAGGAACTCGATAGTCTGGGTATCCAATATAGGTATGAGATGGACGTGCTGAACTATGTTCAACCCGCTCGTGCCGCGAAGTACAACCCGGACTTCCTGCTCCCCAACGGCATCGTGGTCGAGGCGAAGGGCCGGTTCCTAACAAAGGACCGACAGAAGCAGCTCTTCGTGAAGAAGCAGCATCCACTGATCGATGTTCGCTTCGTGTTCAGCCGAGCTGCCACCCGCATCTCGAAGCAGTCCAAGACATCCTACGCGATGTGGTGTGATCGGTATGGGTTTCCATACGCCGATCTATCCATACCGCATGAGTGGCTGGACGAGCCTGTGAACACTGCAAGCCTCGAGGCGATCGAAGCCGCCCGCATGAAACCCAACCTAGAGGACTTCTGATGAAAGACCGTGAGAGCGAGTTCGTCAGGCACATGGCCTGCCCGTCGTGTGGGTCGAGTGATGGCAACTCGCTCTACACGGATGGGCACACATACTGCTTTGTCTGCGATACGCACACGAGAGGAGAAGGGATGGATGACCAAACGACGGAACCCGGTAGCCCAGAAGCTGCGTACGCCGCAATACAGGCCAAAGAGAGTAGAAAGCAGAAAGGACTACTCGAGGTCAAAGGAGAAACAATCGACCTACCGGATCGTAAGCTCCGAGCGGACACCCTCCGACACTTCGGATACCGAGTAATCGGAGACAAGCACGGCGCCTACTACATGGACGCCCAGCGCAACCCTGTCGCCATCAAGGTAAGGGGTGTTGACAAATCGTTCACTTGGAAAGGCGACCCCAGTGCTGCCCTGCCTCTCTACGGCCAATGGTTGTGGGGGAGCGGTAAGATGGTGGTGGTGACCGAAGGCGAGATTGATTGCCTGACAGTGAGCCAGCTCCAGAGTAACAAGTGGCCGACCGTATCCGTACCCAACGGTGCTGCCGGTGCTGCTAGGTCAGTCAAGAAGGCCCTGGACTGGCTTGAGGGGTTCGAGAAGGTCGTCTTCATGTTCGATGAGGATGAACCCGGTCGGGCCGCTGCGAAGGAATGTGCGGAGCTCCTGAGCCCCGGACGTGCATACATTGCATCGCTACCTTGTAAGGACCCTAACGAATGCTTGGTTAATGGACAAGGCGATGCAGTCATCAACGCCATATGGAGAGCCAAGGCCTACCGGCCAGACGGTATCCTGAACGGCGACGACCTGTGGGACCTCGTGTCTACCCAGCAGGACAACTCGTCTATCCCGTATCCTTGGGACGGTCTCAACGCAAAGACCCACGGCATACGACATAGCGAGCTGGTCACCTTCACGGCAGGTAGCGGTATAGGTAAGTCTGCTGTCGTTCGAGAGATCGCCTACAACCTCGTCAACACTGGTGAGAAGGTAGGGATGATCATGCTCGAGGAGAGTATCCGTACCACCGCCCTCTCACTGATGGGCCTGCACCTGAACAGGCGCTTGCACATCGATGCGACCGACGTGGACGGGGATCAGCTCAGGGAGGCCTACAACGCCACCTTGGGTACCGGACGAGTGTACCTCTACGACCACTTCGGTTCTACCGACGTGGACAACCTGTTGAGCCGCATTCGCTACATGGCGAAGGCCCTCGACTGCAAGACCATCTTCCTCGACCACCTATCGATCGTGGTCTCGGGGATGGACGGTGACGGCGACGAGCGTAGACTCATCGACCGCACCATGACGATGCTCAGGACCCTTGTTCAGGAGACTGGCATCGCCCTCATCATCGTCTCTCACCTCCGCAGGCCGGAGGGTAAGGGCCATGAAGAGGGAGCGCACACGAGCCTGTCACAGCTTCGTGGGAGCCATGCAATCGCACAGCTCTCGGACATCGTGGTTGGCCTCGAGCGCAACCAGCAAGGTGATAATCCGAACGAGACCGTCATGCGTGTTTTAAAGAACCGCTTCTCCGGTGAGACCGGCGAGGCAGGCTCTCTGTTCTACGATGGCGATACAGGTCGGCTTACCACCACGTTCGCGAAAGTACACCCACAACCAACCGAGGAGATACCGTTTTGAGCCACGACCTTTTGTTCGACATGGCCGATAAGGCCGCACTCAACACGATCAAGAACCCCGGATGGCGGGAACTACACGCACACATGCTTCGGCTTTGCGAGAAGGCCGAGAACAACGGATGGAAAAGGAGAACAGGCATGACACAGAACGACCGCATCTTGAAGCACATCAAAGCTACCGGCTCTATCTCCCAGCGCGAGGCCTTCCTCGACTACTCGATACAGAGCCTGACCCGTCGCATCCGCGATCTTAGGGAAGCTGGCTACAACATCGTTAGCCGGGGTGTGACACATCCGATCACCAAGCAGCGTTACACTCGCTACTTCCTCGAAGACACCGCAACAGCCTAATGGAGACCGATCTACATGGCATCGAAGAAATC